GTCTAGTCCCTCCCCCGAGCACCGACCTCGCGCACGCGCACGCGGAGTCGAGTGCGACCGTCCTGCAAGTGCGCTTGACACGACCTGCGTGCATGGCATTGACTCTGCACATCGAGCCGGACCGCCCGGCCGATGCGCAGGAGGTCAGAGCGATGAACGACACCGAGTGCGAGGCCCGCTGGACGGTCGGCGGACAGTGCTCCGGTCCGGCCGACACGCTGGCGGTCACCGTCTCCAGCCGCGGGAACGACTTGCTGACGGACCGGGTGTGCAAGATGCACGGCACGGCCCTGGTCGAGCGAGCGCGTCGGGCGCAGAGCATGGCCCAGGTCGAGTTGCGGCCGGCGGAGGGGCAGCAGAACAACGACCTCCTGAACTCGACAGGTCGGCACGTCATGCGCCAGGGCGAGGACGTGTTCGACGTGCCGCCGCGCGCCCGGATCGACGCCTTCGACATCGGATTGAACCGATGAACGACGACGGCCGTTTGGTGGGGGCGTTGGAAGAGCAGAACGGCGCCGACTGACTTCCGCGGTACCATGATCGGCATGGCCGGAGACCGCGGGTGGGCGCCCAAGATCGTCGAGGACGACGTCGACAAGCCCGCCACCGAGGCGACGTATGCCACGCCCACGCCGCTGCTGGATGCGACGCGGTCTTCGATCGCCGCCGCCACGCATCTGACCGCAGCGGACAAGGGAGCCGTCGAGGTGCTCTGCACGCTGGCGCTGAAGATCGACACGATGGACGCGTACTTCGACGCGCTCGCTGACGACGCGGTGGACAAGGATCTCCGGCCGCCGTCGCAGGACAACGTGTCGATCCCGACGTACCTGAAGTTCTGTGAGTCTCTGGGCCTGACGCCGGCCGGCCGCGCGAAGACCGCTGACCCGGCGTCGGGCGGCAAGTCGGCGGGCAAGCTCAGCACCATGAAGACGCAGCGGCCGGCGGGATGAGCTGATGAGCGACTGTGGCAAGCACGAGTACGGCGAGTGCGACGAGGAGGTGCGTTTTGGGGATCTAGTGATCGGCTGGGATTGCGGTCCCGGCGCCGTCCTCATGACCTACGGCGGCGCCGAACTGTCCGGCAGCAGTCTCCAAGAGGCCGCCGCGCTACTGACCCGACTGAGCCGCCGCCCGGCCGGATGACCCTGTTCGGGTCCGAGACGCCGCGCGTCTTCACCCCGCCCTTGCGCGAGTTGACACCGGACACGACCTGGGGGTTCGGGGCGATCACGTTCGCCCACGATGTTCTCGGCGTCGAGCTGCTGCCCTGGCAGCGGTGGCTCCTGCTGCACGCGCTGGAGGTGCTGCCGGACGGGTCGTTCCGGTTTCGCAACGTCGTCGTCCTCGTCGCCCGCCAGAACGGCAAGTCCACCCTGTCGCAGGTGCTGGCGCTGTTCTTCCTGTTCGTCCTCGACGTCGCCCTGGTGCTCGGCACCGCGCAGGACCTCGACACCGCGGAGGAGGTCTGGGAGGGCGCGCAGGACATGGTCGAGGGCACGCCCGAGCTGGCCGAACTGGCGAACAAGCCCACGCGAATCAACGGGCGCAAGTCCACGAACCTGAAGTCCGGCCAGCGGTACAAGGTCCGCGCGGCGTCCCGCAAGGCCGGCCGTGGCCTGTCCGGCGACCTGATCCTGCTGGACGAGCTGCGCGAGCACCAGACCTGGGACGCCTGGGGCGCGATCACGAAGACGACGATGGCCCGGCCGAACGCGCAGATCTGGGCGCTGTCGAACGCGGGCGACATGGCGTCGGTGGTGCTGCGGTACCTGCGGCTGATGGCGCACAAGTCCCTGGGCGACCCGGACGGGATCAATGCGGCGGAGGACCCGGCGTCGCTGCTGGGGGACGCCGATCTGGACGCTGACGAGGCCGAGCAGATCGCCGAGGAGGCCGACGACTCGCTCGGCATCTTTGAGTGGTCCGCCGAGCCGGGCCGGCCGGTGGGCGACAAGGACGGGTGGGTCGCCGCGAACCCGGGCCTGGGGTACACGATCAGCGAGCGGACGATCGCCAGCGCAGCTCGGACGGACCCGGAGTGGGTGTTCCGGACCGAGGTGCTGTGCCAGTGGTCGTCCGGCGCGCTGGAGGGCCCGTTCCCCGCGGGATCGTGGGAGGCAGGCACCGACGCGGCGTCGACCATCCCGGCGGACGAGCGGTTCGCGTTCTGCCTGGACGTGTCCTGGGACCGGACCCGGTCCTCGATCGGTGTCGCCGGCCGCCGTGCTGACGGGACGCCGCACGTCGAGGTCGTGGCGAACCGCGTCGGCACGGACTGGGTGACGAAGTGGCTCGTCGAGCGCAAGGACGACCCGCGCCTGATCGGTGTTGCCGTCCAGCAGCGCGGGGCGCCTGCGTCGTCGCTCGTGGAGCCGCTGGTCGAGGCCGGCGTGCCGGTGGTCGAGTGGCCGGGGACCGAGCTGGGCACGGCGACGGGCCGGTTCTACGACGCGGTCCGCGGTGGCGAGGACGGCGTCCCGCAGGTGTTCCACGTCCCGCAGCCGGTGCTCGACGTGTCCGCAGCCACGGCGAAGATCAAGCCCCTGGCGGACGCGTACGTGTGGGACCGGAAGGCGTCCCCGGTGGACGCTTCTCCGCTCGTGGCGGTGACCGGCGCGTTCTGGTTGCTCGGCAAGCCAGAGGAGAAGCCTATGGTCAGCGCGTACGATGACGGGTACGACTATGGTCTACTGGTGATCTGAGCCATGACTCAGAGCGAAGGGCAGGTGTCGTAGGTGGGCCTGCTCGATCGACTCCTCGGCAGGACCGCCGTGCAGGCGGCGGCGGGTAACGGCACCGCGCTCGACGTGGTCCAGCCGGCTCGGCTCAACCTCGGGGAGCCGTACGAGTCGTTCGACGGCCTCTTCTACGGCTCGTCCGGCATCGCCATCGCCGACCCCGGCGTCCCGCTGTCCCTGCTCCGTCGCGGTGACGTCGAGCAGGTCTGGGCGACGCAGCCGGACGTCCGCAAGGTCGTGTCGTTCATCGCCCGGAACGTCGCCACGATCCCGTTGCACCTGTACGAGCGGGTGTCGGACACCGATCGCCAGCGCGTCCACGGCACCGTCCTGAACGACGCGCTCGGGTCGCCGCAGCGGGGGGTGCCGCCGGTCCGGTTTTGGGAGTCGGTGCTGACCGACGGCCTGCTGTACGACCGGTGGGGCGTCCTGAAGGTCCCCACGCCGAACGGTGGCCTGGACCTCGTCCAGGTGCCCTCGTGGCGACTGCGGCTGCACACCGACATCCTCCGCCGCGTCGTGGCCGCGGACATGTGGGTCGGCGACGGCCCGTCCGCCGAGGGCGACCGCGACGGGTACCGCCCGCTCGACCTGGACTCGCTGATCTTCGACCACGGGTACGCGCCGCGATCCGCTGGCCTGTCGCCGGTCGACACGCTGCGAGAGACGCTGGCCGAGCGTGAGGCGGCCCTGGAGCAGCGCAAGGACTTTTTCATCAACAAGGCCCGGGTGGGCACGTACATCTGGCGCCCGGCTGAGGCGCCGGAGTGGGGCGAGCAGAACCGAAACCGTTTCGTGGCGGGCTTTCGGGCGGCGTTCGGTCGGGGCGGTTCCAACCCGGGCGGGAGTCCGCTGTTCGAGGACGGCATGGAGCTTCGTTCCGTCCCCACGTACACCTCGCACGAGACGTTCGACCTGGAGGGCCGCAAGCTCACCGCCGAGGAGGTCGCGGGGTTCTTCCACATCGCCCCCGAGTTGGTCGGCGCGCGGCAGGGCAACTACTCGAACGTCCGCGAGTACCGGCAGATGCTGTACCGCGATTCCCTCGGCCCGTACATCGACGCGTGGGCCGGCGCGCTGAACGCTCAACTGGTCCCGGAGTACGCGGGGGCGCGGAACCTGTACATCGAGCCGCACGTCGACGCGAAGCTGCGTGGGTCGTTCGAGGAGCAGGCCGACGTCATCCAGAAGGCCACCGGCGGCCCGTACATGACCATGAACGAGGCCCGCGCACTCCAGAACCGCGCTCCCATCGAGGGTGGGGACCTCGTGGCCCGTCCGCTCAACCTCCGCTACGGCTCTTCGACCGTCACGCCGGGCGACACGTCCGAGCCCGGCACCTCGTCCGGCGTCGCGGGCACCAAAGGGCGCACGGCGTCCGTGAAGGCCCGCCCCGAGCAGTCCGTCGTCGACCGGGCCGTCGAGGTGCTGTCGGCGTTCTTCGACCGGCAGGGCCGCACGGTCGCGTCCGCTGCGGGGGCGGGCGGGGACCTGTGGGACGCCGACCGTTGGAACCGCGAGCTGGCCGACGAGTTGATGGCCGTCAACGTGCTCGTGGCGACGTCGTCCGGGCGCAAGGCGCTGGAGTCGCTGGGCTTCGACGCCGACCGGTGGGATGAGGACCGCACCCTCGCGTGGCTGCGGGCGAATGCGGACGGCGTCGCGGAGTCCGCGAACGAGGCTACCCGCCAGCAGGTCGAGGACGCCGTGGCCGACGCAGAGGACCGCGGAGGTGCCGTGGCCGCTCTGTTCGCTGGGACGGTGGCCGCCCGGGCGACCTCGCTGGGCGAGTCTCAGGTGTCCGCCGTCGCGGGGTTCGGGACGTCCGAGGCGGTCAACCAGCTCGGCATCGAGGCGCAGAAGACCTGGCGCGTCCATTCGACGAACCCGCGTCCGTCGCACGCCGCGCTGGACGGCGTCACTGTCGGCATGGGTGAGGCGTTCGCCAACGGCGCCCGGTGGCCGGGGGACTC